GGGCTTGCAATCATATGTAGTTGGATGATTAAAGTCATCCTCTATTGTTGTTTAAAATTGTTAAGAATTTCTACGTTAAACTTGTCACTGATTTGAAACGTTTACGTGACACCCAAAAAGTTTTTGTTTATTGAACTTAAAATAATAATCTGGGCCTTAGATCCGCCCTTTCACAGTAGGTTATGCTGTGATATTTTAATACCAGAAGAACGGCTCTGGTACATAACTAGCTTTATATTAGTATAGGAAGCTTAATGTCCGAAAATACTTGAAGCAGATAATTCTGTAAAGAGACTATGAATACGTTCATAGTCCCCAGCTCCATGGGGAGCAGGGTTACGGTGTTCGCTTATCCAAAATGTCGACCTAATAAAAAGACATTGAAGGCGTTAATTATGTATTTCTCTGTAGATACGGTGGGAAGTGTGCTCAACACTCTTCCTGTGGCTGAAATAAGTCACGAAATGAAGTCCGCGTCTAGCGGCAGCGCTTTTGGCATTAGCGCAGTTAAGCCATTTGTTGGATTAAATTCTGACTCTCTTATGAGTCAGTCTCAATTTTCCAGTCTTTCTGTGGACACACCAGCATTACAGAAGGTAATCCTTACCAAAATGGATTTCGATAAATTGCCTTTACAGGCTAAAATCACTTATTTAACACAATCGCAATATGCACCTCAGTCGAGCTTTTCGATCACGAGTTTACTCAATCTAAAAGATCATTTACGCACCCAGCTCACTGAAACCGCAATTTCTAAAATTGAAGGAATTTGCGCATTGTATGGGGCTCTATGTAGCGTCTCTGACGCTACTGGTTTCCTTGCTGTACTTACTTTGTACGCTAAAACCCACTGCCAGACAGCATTAGTTAGTCAGCTGTCATCTGTAGTGGAAAAATTGTTCACTGGATACTCACCACAATCTTCCACTGAACGCCCCGCATGGCTCAAGCAAATGAAAGATGCCTTGCACAATTGGAAATTACTCGTTAATAATCCAGCGTTTGCTCAAATCTCAAGAGTATTATCACTCCTTGTAACTTTAGGAGTTATTGAGAATGCGAGTGTATCGCTTGGAAATTTCGAGATTTTCGCCGTTGAAGCACAAAAAAGACACTGCACAGCAGTTGATTTGATGGATGCTTTGGTAGATACTATTGTATTTTTTGCCGAAGCCGGATATATGTGTTTTGTTACGGGTTCTCTATCTCCACTTTTATTTTCATCACCCAAATTAGTTGAGATGGAGGAAAAATATGTAGCTAAATTATCACAATGGGAACATGCACGCAATGGAAACTTGGAACGTTTCCTAAGCATGTCAGAAGCTCAATTTGATAGAGAGTTGAAAGAATTAATTGAAGACTTTCATCAGCTATATAAAACCACTCCTATTGGCACTGAGAAGAAAATTACTCAGCAAAAATGGGAGGCACTCAGTAAGATTTACACTGAGTTTACTGCCATTCGCATATCAGGAGGCTTACGAAAGTCTCCACTTGCAGTCAAAATTTATGGCAATTCAGGTGTTGGGAAATCAACATTTGCTGACATTACCATGGCAACAGTTCTTAAAGCCATGGGTGTACCATGCTCCGCCGACTACATTTGTACTATTAATGAGTCGGATCAGTACATGTCAAACTATCGATCTTATATTACTGGAGTAAAGATTGATGATTTCGGAAATACCAAAAAGGAATTTTGGGATATTGCTCCCTCCGAGTCAATTATTAAGATTGTCAACAACATCCGTGAGTATGCCGTTATGGCAGATCTCGCTAACAAAGGTAAAATTTCGATTGAGCCCAGTTGTTTGACTATTACTACCAATGTGGAGGAACTTCATGCAGGCTTAGCCTCATACAACTCCATGTCCGTCTTAAGACGTTGCCATTTGCATGTTGAACTCAATGTACGTCCAGAGTTCTTGACCAATAATTTGCTAGATTCAGCAAAGGTCATTGCTAAGTTTGGTTCTATGAACCAGCTTAATGATATTTGGCTTATCACGTTAAAAGAGCCCATTGGAGATGGGCCTAGTGGACAAAGCTTTAGCAGCTGGCGTACTACTCATTCAGACTTGTCTGTTACTGAGTATGTAAACCACCTAATTAAGGTTGCTCGTAAACATAATCACGAGCAAACAATTCTTGTAGAATCATTTACGGAGCCATCCGATATTGTGAATATTTGCAAGGAGTGTAGTGAGTGCGTGGAGACGTGCTCATGCCAAGAATTCTCCGATTGTGAGGAATACTCACCTCACTTTGGCGAACGCCTCGCAGGCCATATTACACGAAAAGGCCGCGCTTTTCAACACAAAATGAGAGTGCATCAAAGCCGTACAGAAACGGCTGTTGAGGATATCGCTATTAAGGTATTATTATTGGGCCTTAAAGCCTATGAAGAATCACCTTTGTCCGCATGGACATCATGGATTCCCCAGGAGTGGATGGATAACGATTATGTTAAATCCACCATTCTTTCATTCGGGGAAGATGTTATAGGTCAAGAAGTTAAGACTTATTGCCAACGTATGTTAATAGCTCATACATTTATGTGCCTTGCTGTTCTTTGTACTTTCGGGTATAAGGCAGCCATCCTTACAGGTGCATTAGGGTTATTGTATTACATGGTTACCATTGCGGGAGTTATTGAGACAAAGAAGGAGGCTTATATGGCGCGTTTAGTTGCGTCGCGTGAGACTTTACCTGAATTGTTTAAGACTCTTAGAGATGAACACGTTAAATTTGCGTGTGGCATCTTTGCTTCATTAGGAATTTTATATGGAGCTGCTCAAACTTATAAAGCATTGAAAGCAAATGTATCTTGGCAGGGCAAATTAGCTCCCAAGTCAGTTGCTGACATTCGTGAGCGTGATGAAGAAGCTGATGTTTGGAAACAACCCGAGCATGTAAAGCTTAGTCACAAGGGAAGTTTTGTTGATCAAGATAAAGCTAAGAACGGGCTTCGTACAGCTTTGAGCATTGTTGAGATTGGCGATTATTATAGTGGAGCATTTTGTTTGAGTTCCAAGATTTATATGGTACCTGCACATTTGTTACCGTTAGTACCTACAACAGCAACTTTCAAGGGCTCGTTTGGAAGTGTATCAACTATTATTAACAAAAAACGTTGTTACATTATTCCAAATACTGATGCTGCTCTTGTTTATGTTCCCAATGCACAACCAGCAAAAGACATGATTAAACATTTTGAAGATGATTATGTCCGTCACACAATAAATGCTGTTATGCATGGGGTAGATCACAAACTCAATTATTTTAGGGACACAACCTATTGGCAACATGCCAATGATGTTCACAATGGCATTGCTGTATTTCCAGGTGCTTTCTATACGCTTAATACGTTAGAAACATTTGAAGGTATGTGTATGTCACCTATTGTTTCAGACTCGAAGGAGAAGAAAATAGTAGGTTTCCATATTGGTGGAATTACAAACACCAAAAGGGGATGTGGATTTGCTATTACAGCACCGCAATTAGAAGTAGCTCGTACAAAATTGTTAGCATTAAGTCCAACTTATTTGCCAGCACCGCATGCGGCTGAAATTCCTGATTCCATGATGGGACAGGAGTATGCTATTAGTGGTGATGTGCATCGCAAGTGCCCTACCAATTTTATTTCTGGAGATCCCGCAATTGTTGCATATGGCACTGTTACGGGGAAGGCAAAATTCACATTGAGAGTGATTGAAACGCCTATTTCTGGATTAGTGGAGGAAGTTACTGGAGTTTCCAATGTATACGGTCCACCTAAATTTGTCAAACCAGTTGAACTGGAAGACGGTAGGGTGGATTCGCAAAGTTGGAGGCCATGGTATGAATCATTAGAGGTTTGTTCAAAACCATCAGTAGGATTCAACCCGGTAGATGTTGAAATTGCTATGGATGATTACCTAGCAGAGATTGAGGATGTTTTTACGCGCGATAAAAATTTGCATCGTGCGGAAATGAGACCGCTCTCACACCAGGAAACCATTTCTGGTATTGAAGGAAGGCGTTTCATCGACGCTATGGTAACCAAAACTTCCATGGGTTACCCTATTGGAGGGCCTAAGTCTCGTCATATGGTTGATTTGACACCTACAGACGAGCATTCATGCCCAAGGGATTTCACTCCCGAGATTCAAGCCGAGATTACGCGAGTATTAGTTACTGCTGATGCAGGAGAAATGCTTAATATGATTTTTGGCGCGAGTCTTAAAGATGAACCGACAAAATTGTCTAAAGACAAGGTACGTGTGTTCCAAGCCGCACCCCTTGCACTTCAATACGCAATCAGGAAATATTTTTTGCCTGTAGCGCGTTTTATGTCGTTATATCCACTAATAACAGAAACGGCAGTTGGAGTAAATTCTCATGGACCTGAGTGGGATGAACTTTCGAAGTTTATGGCGCAGTTTGGCGATGATCGGGTCATTGCTGGTGATTATTCGAAGTATGATTTACGAATGCCAGCGCAGTTAACCATTACTGCATTTTCAACTATGATCAAGATTGCAACTTGGTCTGGCAATTATACATCCTCTGATCTTAAGAGGATGACTGTTATTGCGCATGATGTTTGCACGCCCTTAGTAGCTTATAATGGAACGCTTGTTCGTTTCTTAGGCACCAATCCATCTGGGCAAAATATGACTGTGTATATTAACAGTATTGTTAATTCGCTTTTGCATCGTATTTGTTTTTATGATGTGTATTCTAAGCAGGAGTTGGAAAATATTGGTGATGAATTGTCTTTGGGACGTGCTGCACGTTTCAGAGACTTGGTAACTCTTATGACTTATGGCGATGATGCCAAAGGTTCAGTACGTCCGGGTTACGATAAGTTCAATCACGTATCTATGGCCAATACTTTAAAAGCCAATGATATGATTTTCAC